GTGCCGGCCGGCTTCGGCACGACCCACGCGATCGATCGCGCCATCCTGCTGGGCGGCCAGGCGATCGCCCAGGCGTTCGCTGCGTCCGGTCACGGCGGCATGCCCTTCTTCTGGAAGGAGAAGGAGTTCGACCACGACGACAAGATGGAACTGCTGATCGGCGCCATCCAGGGCATCAGCAAGGTGCGCTGGCTGGTCGACCAGGGCAACGGCGTGAAGCACTACACCGACCACGGCATCGTCGCCATCGACACCGCCGTGCCCATCATCGCCGCGCGCCAGTAACGCGACCACCTGAGCAACAGGGCGCCGCCTGACCCGGTGGCGCCCGCCAAGGAGAACTGAACACCATGGCTACCATCACCAAGCTCGGCATCCCCGACCCGTCCAACCAACTCGGCGCGGCGCCCTACGGCAACCTGACCGCGTTCCGCTACATCCTGACCACCAATGCATCTGGCGCCGTCATCGGCGGCGACTCGACCGCTGCGGTAGCGTCGGGCGATGTGGTCAAGATCGGCGTCCTGCCGGCCGGATTCCGCCTGATCGACAGCCTGGTTGTCATCAAGACCGCCATGTCCGCATCGGTCACTGGCAACCTGGGGTTTGCCTACTCGGACGGCGTCGACAGCACGGCGGTGCCGCAGTCGGCTACCTTCTTCGGCTCGGCTCTCGCCCTGTCGTCGGCTGCCCGCCTGCGCAACGCCACCGCCAACCTGAGCGAGACGCTCCCGAAGGAAGCGTGGCTGACGCTGACCACCGGAGGCGCCAATAACGCCAAGGCTTCAGAGATCGGCATCATCGTCTTCGCCATCAACGAAGGCGTGGCGTAACTGCCATGAATCGGCCGGCTGGGCGATCCCCGGGCGGCCGATTGCACGAGAGGACAGCATGCAACTCATCGCCGTGAAATACCAGGGACGGAAGCGCTATCGGGATCGAACCCCGCTGCGCAACGAGTGGGAGCCGGGTGACGCCAAGCGCGTACCCGAGCGCGACGCCAAGACGCTGCTGCGCTTTGCCGAATTCAGCCGCGCCGACGCCGAAGACCTGACCGAGCAGCCCGGCGATGCCGAGGCCGCGATTGCCGCCCAAGCCCAGCGCGAGCAGGACGAGCGCACCGAGACCGAATCCATGCTGATGCTGATCGACAGCATGGACAAGGACGCGCTCGAAGCCTACGCGCTCAAGTACGAAGTCAACCTGGACAAGCGCCGCGGGCTCGACAAACTGCGCGGTGAGGTCGTGAGCCTGATCGAGCAGTTCGGAGCGCGCTGACATGCGCCGCGAAGCCCTGCGCCGCCGCGTGCGCCTGCTGGCGCAAGACACCACTCTGCCGTATCTGTGGCAGGACGAGGACATCGACGACTGGCTCAACGAGGCACAGCAAGAGGCTGCGATTCGAGCTCGGCTGCTGCGGGCGACGCCGACTTCGCACCCCGCGCTTTGCGAGTTCAGCCTGACGGCCGGCGAGACTGCCATCACCGTGCCCGATCAGCTCTATGAGATCAGCCACCAGGAGTGGAACGCAGGCGGCGAGCGTCGGCCGCTCAAGTTGGTGAGCCGCGAATGGATGGACACCACGCTGCCCGGGTGGCGCGCGATGCCCGCAGCCGAGCCGGACTATCTGGTGCAGGACCGCCAGGCGCTCGAGGTCGTGCCGCCGCCGATCGCCGCTGGTGCCGTGCTCATCGAAGGCTACCGGCTGCCTGAGCCGATGGTGGCCGACGACGAAGAGCCCGGCATCCCGCTCGCGCATCACATCCACCTCGTTCAGTGGGCGCTGCACGTCGGCTATTCGCTGCCGGACACCGAGACGCTCAACCCTGGCAAGTCGCAAGCCGCAGAAGCCGAGTTCGCCCGCTATTTCGGCGCGCGCCCGGACGCCGATCTCCGCGCCGACACGCGCAACGACGAAACGCACCGCATCGTCGCGTGGTAGATGCCCGCCCCCTGTAGGGCTGGATGGTCGCCCGGATGGCGGCAAGACTGCGCGCAATACGCACGACAGCCGACGCCATGCCGAAACTCACCGCAGACATCAAGCCCAATCAAACCATCACGATTGGCGACACCACCGTGCGGCTCGAGCGCAAGTCGGGCCAGATCGCCCGACTGGTGATCGACGCGCCGGAGCAAGTCCGGATCACGCTCCCAAGGCAAGCCGGTTCCGCAAAAACGGTGGGCCGCCACGATGCCTGAATCCGATATCAACGTCGTCATCACGCGCCTGGGAATCCTCTCGGACGACGTAGGCGAGCTGAAAGAGACGCTGCGCCAGATCGCGTCCGCAGTCACACGCCTCGCCCTTGTGGAAGAGCGCCAGATGCAGACCAACGAAGCGCTGAGTCGGGCGTTCAAGCAGATCGACAAGCTCGACCTGAAGCTGACCGGCATCGAACAGCGCATCGGGGCGTTGGAGCGCCTGCAGCCGCAGCAACAGCAGACGACAACGTGGGTGGTATCAGCGGTATGGGCAGCGGCAGGGGCGGCGGTGCTTTTCATCGCAAAGAAGGCGGGGATTCTGTCATGAACTTCGAGCGCGCATTCGAGAAGCTGCTGGGCCACGAAGGCGGCTTCGTGGATCACCCGAAAGACCCGGGCGGCGCCACCCGCTACGGCATCACGCAGCGCGTGGCGCGCGCCAACGGCTACGAAGGCGACATGCGCAACCTGCCGCTCTCCGAAGCCAAGCGCATTGCGCGCAAGGACTACTGGGACGCGGTGCGCGCCGATGAGATGCCGGATGCGGTGCGCTTCGACCTGTTCGATGCCGCGTACAACTCACACCCGACTCAAGCGACGAAGTGGCTTCAGCGGGCAGCCGGCGCCGCAGACGACGGAATCATCGGCCCGAAAACGATCCTCGCGGTTCGCATGGCCGACCCGCACAAGCTCGCCGCTCGCTTCAACGGGCACCGCTTGCGCTTCCTGACTGACCTCGAGACGTGGCCCGATTTCGGGCGCGGCTGGGCGCGTCGCATCGCTGACAACCTGATGGGGGCGTGACATGGATTGGAAAGACCTTGCCGTCTCCGTAGCGAAGACCGCCCCGGCACTCGGCGCGGCGCTTGGTGGCCCCGCTGGTGCAGCCGTGGGCGGCCTGATCGCAGCGGCTTTCGGCGTTGATCGCAGTGCTGCTGCGGTGGCTGAAGCCGTGGCGAACGACCCCGAGGCGGCGGTGAGGCTACGCGAGGTCGAGCTTCGTCATGCCGAGGTGCTATCCGAGCTGATGACTCAGCGCTACCTTGGCGAGATGGCTGACACGCAGCACGCTCGCACGACGCACCGGGACAGCCAGATGCCCGCGATTCTGACCGTGGCGCTATTCCTGATGGTCGTCGGCCTGATCGCGACACTGATGTACCAGCCCACGCCCGAGAGCAACAGCGAGGTGATCTACCTCGTGACCGGCCAAATCATCGGCGCGTTCGCCACCGCGATTGCCTATTGGTTGGGCTCGAGCCGCGGCAGCGCCGAGAAACAACGCGCACTGGAGGCCCGGTCGTGAGCTACCAGGAACTCCCGATGGCATGCCGCCAGTGCGCGCACCGGCACAGCCAGTACATCTACCCGGCCTGGAGCCACAAGTGCCTCAAGGTGAAACCTATGGTCGAGGGTTGCAACTGGAAGCAGGCCCGCCACCCGAATTTCGAGGAGAACGAACGTGCTGGCTCCGGTAACTGACCTTGCCCGCTGGAAGGCGGCGCACTCCCGCCCGCTGGTGATCGACTACTGCCGATGGAATCAGGCGGTCGAGGCCGCCATGCGCGCAAACCTAAACGCATGGATCACGCTGACGTTCGTCTGGCCGCGCGTGATGCTGCGAACCACTTTCGGAATCTAAGGAGCTCACATGACCAACAGCGCACGACTCAGCGGGAGGCCGTCATCATCCGCCGCCTACAATGTGGGCGATGTCGTAGATACGCCAGACTCGGCCATCAAGTCGTGGCGGTATCTCGGAGCGGGCGAATGGGAGCCGAATGACGCGGTTCGCTACACGATGGGCCCGGGTGGGGGGGTTGCATCGCGCTGGAAGCGCAACGACGTGGGCGGCTCGATTGATGTCCCGGCGCTCGCAAATGTCGCGTTTCCAGCAGAGTTGATCCGCGCGGCAGCGGGCAAGGCGGTATGGCTGTGGCGTCACTCTGCCGGGTCGCAGCCGCTGCAAAACTCGCTATGGGCATATGTCCCGGTTGGTGGCGGCTACTACTCCGGGTTTGGGTATGGCACCTGGTCACTGGCGGGCGCTGTCGTCAATCACCTGGGTCGGCAATTCCTCGGCATCGTCGGCACCTGGCGCAATCACCTGACGGCGGGCGTCGTGAAGGGCGGCGCAGGGTGGGCCACGTCCGCCCTCAACTATTCAGCGGACAATACCGTCACGCGCAGCGCGGTCGCGGGTGACACGTACACCGACACCGTGACCGGGCATACCATCATTCTGCGCGGCCTGGCTATGTTAGACGCAGGATTCGGGGTTGTGTCGATCGACGGTGACTGGACTGCCGCGAATCGGTTGCCAAGCTTTAGTGCAGCAGACTATGAAGCGGGGCTGTGCAGAGAAACCGATATTGGTAAGCGATACATTGGCCAAGGCGCGTCGGCCGTAGTGTCCGATCTCCACATCCCACTTGCGGAGGGGTTGTCTGACGCTGCGCATACAGTCGTGCTCGAGGTCTGTGGCACCAAACGCGCAGCGCAGTCCTCAACTCGGGTCTATGTGGCCGGATTGATCGGGTGCTCATCTGCGGACATCGAGCAGCCGCTCGGTGCAACTCGGGTCATCGGCAAGCTGCGCGACGTGCAAGACCTTCGAACCTCGTCCGCATCGGCTCTGATCTATACACCCGAGGTCGAAAAGGCGCTGGCTGCGGGAACGTTCGAGTTCCTCGGAGAGGTCCATGCAGCCGAGACGCTCGTCGCTGAACGGATGATGATGGATGGCGTGGCAGTGACGCTCGCGGCGGGGGAGTACAAGTCGGGCGCAACGCTGGTGATCGACCGCGTATCGACCATCGCATCGACCGATGCAACCACAACGCCGGTCTGCGAAAAGCGGTCGAGGATGACCTTCAGCGCGCTTGGGGTCTGCCCGCTCGTCGTGCATCAGTCTCAGAAGTGGCTGGTCGACAAGGTCGTCAGAAACGAATTTCCGCTGATGCTCGCGGCGGGGCAGCGCGCGCTGCCGTCAAGCACTGAGCAGCCAAACTTTAACCAGTGCAACCTCGGCGGGGTTTGGCAGTCGGTGCCGTCCGATTTTACGGGCGACGCTGCGGCGCAGCGCGGCAATGTGCCTGCGCAGTACGCAATATTGTCGTCTGACCAGCATGACGTGGTGGCTTACGCAACGATGCTGGACGGCGGACAGGCTGTCAATTACTGGGCCGACTCTGTGCCGGATTTGGTCTATCTGCACGACCGCAGCGGAGACAAGCTCGACAAGGTTTATTTCGCCAGCTCGACGGCATCGACGCTTGCGAAGCGGTACGCGGGCGAGGTTTTCCGTGGCGTCGTCGGCATCGGCACAATCAAGCTCGGCGCGAACTTCTAATCCCCCTCGCGCGCCCGTAACTCAAAGGCGGGAGAGCAACCAATCACAGCAAGATTCGGCCTAACGGCCACCTCCGGCGCGCAGGAGTGCGCCATGACACTAGGAGCATCAAGTCATGGCCAACACTTTATACGACTTCGCCCGGCAGCGCTTTCTCGAGGCGCAGATCAACTGGATGACCGACACGATCAAGGTGATCTTGGTCGATACCGGCGCCTACACGCCGCAAACGGCCATCCATCAGTACCTCGCCGACATCCCGCTGTCCGCGCGTATCGCCGGCCCGGTCACGCTGACCGCCAAGGCCACAACCGGCGGCGCGGCGGATGGCGCCGACGTGACGTTCACCAGCGTTTCCGGCCCTTCGATTGAGGCGATCGTGATCTATGTCGACACGGGCACCGAGGCCACCAGTCCGCTGATCGCCTACATCGACACGGCCACCGGCCTGCCCATTACCCCTAACGGCGGCGACATCATCGTGACCTGGGACAACGGCACGAATAAGATTTTTAAGGTGTGACCATTATCCCATAATAAACTATCATGTCATCACAGCCAACTGAGGGTGATGACATGAAAACGTGCAGTCGATGCAAGGTTGAGCAGCCGCTGAACAACTTCCCGAAGTCAGGGGGAGGAGGCCAGCTTTCGTCTTGGTGTCGCGGGTGTCATCACGAACGGTATAGGGAGAGGAAGATGCTCGCTCAAAGTGCTGCCACTAAAGCGAGCGCTCCATTCGATCCGATTGAGGCCATCGAGCAAGCCATGCGTGAGCGCGGTATCACGATCCAGTCCCTAGCGAATGCCGTAGGAGTGTCTGGCGTGAATGTTGGCTTGTGGCTTTCGCGCAAATCCAAGCCGCGCCAAAGAAACTTGCGCTCGGCCTATGAGTTCTTGTCGCTTGAGATGCCAATGGCCTTGGTGGCTGGCGCTGATGGGCGTCTGCCCCTTGACGTAGGGCGCTGCCAGAAGTGCGGCGGCGAGTTCCCGGTATACAAGGCCGGGACGCGCTTCTGCTCCAGGGCATGCGCAGGTAAAGACCTGTCTAGCAGGCAGCTCGGAGTGGCAAATGCCCGGTGGCGCGGAGGGGAAACAGTGACGCGGCACATCGGTGGCGGCTACATCAAACAATTGAGCCCTGGGCACCCTGGGGCAGATGCGAGCGGCTATGTAATGCAGCACCGCCTAGTGATGGAGAGCGTAATAGGCCGCCCATTAAAGGTGTCTGAGCGCGTTCACCATAAAAACGGCAATCGACAAGACAACCGCCCGGAGAATCTGGAGCTATGGACCGGCGTAGGGCAGAGCAAGAAAGACCCCTATGGGGTTCGCCTGGTGGACAAGGTTCTGGACATGATTGGTGCACTGAATAAGGCCGAGCGAGAGCAAGTTGCTCGCCGGCTGGAGGAATTGAACGCATGAGTGTTGCTGATGCCAAGCCCGAACCAATCCGAGTAGGCGTCGAAGGTATCGCGCCCAAGCCGATTGAGCTGACGCCGCAGCGCCCACGCATTGACTGGGCGCACCTGTTCGGCCTGCCGCCGTTCCAGATGTACGCAGTGGAGCGCGCGCGCAAGTCGCCGGCCGACGTGATGGCATGGATGCCGGGCTGGGCACGCAGCCACGAGAGCGAGCAGGCGCTGTTCGACGACTACTGCCAGTGGCATGAACGAAAGGGCTATTGGCCGAACGAGTCGCCGATGGGCGACGTGGTAAGAGCGTCATGAAATGAAAGCAAATACCGACGTCAAGCACTTCCGCTGGGACTCGCCGGATGCGCCGGTATTGACCGGGGAGAACGGACGGCTGATCGACGTGCTCGATGCCTGTCTCGTAAATGGATTCTCGTCCCGTTCCGCCGACAGCATCACCATCGACAACGAGATCGCTACCGTCTCTCTCAGCGGCGGCAACCCATACGAGCAGCATGTCGTAGTAGAAATCACCGGGGCAAGCGTCCCTGCGCTGAACTCGGAGTGGCGAATCGATACGTCGAGTGCGTCGTCGTTCACGTTCGTCTGCCCTGGCGTTGCAGACGGAGCAGTGACTGGCGCCACGGTAAATCGCGCAGGGGCGGGGTGGGCGAAGCCCTTCGAAGGAACGAACTTAGCGGTCTACCAGGCGGTGGCCCCCGACGCGCTGCAACTTTACTTTCATGTCAAAGACTCCGACGGCGCTTTTGCGGAGGTGCGGGGCTGGGGAGCCGCGGAGGCCGCAGACACGGTTTCTGATCCGTTCCCTACGATCGCGCAAGTCGCGGCAGGAAGTTTTGGCATCCGAAAATCTAGCGCAGCGAATCCCGTTCAGCGGCCATGGGTCATCATCGCGGACGACAAGTTCGTGTACATCTTTGTCGCGTGGGACCACACCAACAGCACCTACCACACATGGAACGCGTATTGGTTCGGGGATTTCGTGCCGCTGATTGGCGGCAGTGTGGGGCACTGCGCCATTTCGATGACGTACACACCTGCGCCATCGTGGCCCGGGCACGCAAGCTCCGCCTCGATGTTGGCATCCACTGAGGGGCAATACTCCTACAGGGGCTTTAACCCTTCAGGAATCGCGGGCATTACGCAAGACAACACCACCCCCCAAGACTTTGCCGTAGTCGGCCTGCCCTACGGGAGTGCAGGGAGCTACCCGCCGGGCTCGATCAACTCAGGGGTTCTTTACCCGCACCCGAACAACAGGGTCGACTACTGCGCGCCGCTTTTTGCCAACAAGCGAAACAACGGGATGGACTCCGTCTCCGTCGGGTTTTGGGGGGTGCAGCCGGGCAGGGCGGCCCCCCTTCAGCACAGTTTGCCATACACGTTAAGCGGAAACCTGCGCCTCCCCTTGCCCGTCGATGGCTATGGGTCCGAGCAAGGGAGAACGTATTGGGCGCTTTTGGTCAGCGGGCAGAACTCCTCCGCACCCGGCGGGATGCTTGTCGACATCACCGGCCCGTGGAGGTAAACGTGGGGGTCGGCTCAAACCTTCGTTTCGGATACAACGGCGCGGCGCCTTCCGGGCGACTTTTCGGGACCACTAAAACCGCAGGAACGCCCGACGCCCCGGCTTCTAGGCTGGTTCACCTGATCCGCGGTACACCCGCAATCCGTGGAATGCTCGTCGGAGATTCCACGCCGTTGCAATGGGTGCAGTCGGACACGCAAGGTAATTGGGAGTTCGGCCTGCTCGACCCTTCACTCCGCTACCACGTAATCGCGTACGACCACACCGGCGTGCACGACCCGGTCATCAAAATGAACCTCGTCCCCACGGTCGGCTGATGTCCTCATCCTCGCCCGTACTGCTCCGCTTTACAACCGCGGTCACACCCACGCCCGGCCCGGCGGAGCTGCGATTTGGGACTGTCGGAAGCGAGGAGCAGTCGATCTATCCGCAAGGCGTGCCCACGTCGAGCAATGGCCTCCCATCTGTGCTCCTGCGGCGCGTGTACTTGCAGCCGTCGGCCATCACGGAGCCCGCGCTTTCCGGTCCGCTGATCTACAACCTGCAGCAGTTTGTCCGTGCGAGCGGTTACTCGGCGTCGAGCTTCGGCAGCGCATGGATGTCGGGTGGCATTAAGATCGTCAGTCCGCAGGGGCTGGCCGATTCACATGTGAGCGCCCCGCTGGTCGTGAACACGACTGCAGACCAGACGGCGGCACTGAGTGGCATCCAGCCTCCGGCCGTTGCAGCTCCGCGCGTGTCGCCGCGCATGCTCTACGCACAAGGTGTACCGACCCCCGGGTTAGGTGTTCCGACCGCACAGTTTCCGCCGCGCCCGGCCGGTTTCGAGTCGTCCCGCTACGGCCGGCCAGTCATTGAGTACAAGACCAAGCTCCTCGTGCTGCCTGGTATCGAGGCGATGGAGCTTGGGTTCCCGCGAGTCTTCGATCCGACACGCAAGGTCTATCCTCCCTCTGCCACGCAAGTCGGCATATTCGGCGACATACGCCTCGCAAACCGCAGTTACGTGGTTCGCCCCGCTGGCGTAGACCAACTCGAGATTCCGATCTGGACCTACTTGGAGAACACGCGACGCTCCGTGTATCCGAGCGGTTCTGCGCTCTCCACATTCGGCGTCACGGCGATCAACAACGCGACGCCGTCGCTCACGCCCATCGGATGGGATGCGTTCGCTGGACTCCTGGGCGTCGGAATCGGCTATTCGGTGCGCCATGTTCGCCCGGCCGGGTTCTGCCGCACGCCCTTCGGTCTGCTGGTCCTGGCGCAGCCGCCGTCGATCGTGCCAGAGGGCATCACAGGGGAGATGGGCGAGCCGAGCGTGTGGCCGCGCGTTCGATGGGTGGAGGCGGCCGGAGCCTCTGCTGCGCTATTCGGTGAGGCAACCGTTTGGTTCCGAAGCCGCACGCTTGCGGCCGAAGGGGGTGACGCGCAAATCCACGGCACCGCGATGGTGGCGCATGCCCGGCGCTGGCTGCTGCCCCGCGGCGCGCAGCTCTCGAGCGAAGGCGTTCCGGCTGCATCGAACGCCGACCGCACCATCGCCCCTGCTTCGATCTTTGAGCGCTTCGCTACAGGGCATGCCATGGGGTGGGCGCGCACGCTGCGCCCGGCTGGCTTCGACGCGACGCGATTTGGCGTGCGGATCCTCCCTGAGCGGCAGTCGGCTTATCCGCTCGGATTCCGTGAGCGCTACGGGCTGGCCACGGTCTTCAATGTCCGTAAGCTCGTGCGCCCGACCGGTATCACGACCACTGTGCAGCCCGCAGAGCGCTGGGGCACTGCGCGCGCCTGGAACCTGCGCCAGTGCGTCACGATGATCTTCGACCCGGACAGTAGGCTCAATGCGCCTGCGTGGCCGCGCTGGACGAAGATCGAGAACCGCAATAAGTCGGTGCGCGGCATCGGCAGCCGAACCGATCGCATTGGGGACGCGCAGGTCGACAACGCAGCGTACCCGCTGCTGCCGGCAGGCATTGCAGCGCCAGCCCATGCACCTGAGTACAAGGCGGGCATGGTGGCGTACCGGGTGCGCTCGCTGGCGCTCGACGGTTTGGCGCCGCCTTATCTTTCCAGATGGACAACGATCTGGAACAACGCCGTGGTGGCGGCGCCGACCGGAAGCGATGCGGCGCGCTTCGGTACGGCGGCAGCCGAGAACACACGGCGCACCTTTAACCGGATCGGCGGCTTCGATGCGGCCTGGCTCGGATACCCGATGGTTGCGCCGCGGGTGCGCACCGTCACGATCGAGAGCCGTTACGGCATTGCGCCGCCGATCGTGCGCTTGCCCGAGGTGAAACTGCACACCCGCTACATCAACGGCGTCGGCTACGAGTCGGCAGGGCTGGGCTGGGTATCGCTTGCGATTCACTGGACGCTCATCACCCCGCGATGGACGGTACAGAACCTATACGGGGCGCCGACAGCGCATAACGTCACGCCGGAGTTGCGCACGCGAGGGCGCGCGGCCGACGAGCACGGCGACGCCTTCGTGCGCCTGCAATGGAGGCCGGTCGCGCCCCAAGGCAGCGCAGTTGGGCTTTTTGGCAAGTCGGTCATCGCGTTCCGGGATCGCGTTGTGCCTGTGCAGGGGGTCCGATCGTGGGCGATCAGCGATCGGCACAAGGTCGAGAAGCTGGGTGCGCCGCCGTACTCGCTGCAGACCATTACGCTTGCGCGCTTCGACCAGTACGGTGCAGATGATGATGGCTTCGGAATTCAGCCGCCGGGAGATGGCGCGGAAAACCCCCAAGTTCCCCGCCCGATCATCAACCAGCAGGTGATCTACGTTCGGCAGAACGAGCTAGCGACGAAGTTTGGTGTGGCGCACGTCACCGCGAACACCATCCGGGTCGAGCCGGGGTACTGGGAGCTCCTGGTGAGCGCTCCGATAGTAACGTTCAAGGTTCGTACATTGACGGTCGCGCAGTTTCCGTCAAGTGAGGTATTCGAGCCTGGAAAGCCCAGGCTCTCACCGCACACCATATGGGCGGTCAAAGAAGCCCCCGCGCAGGCGGTCGTCAACCACAATGCCACGGGTCTTCATTACATCAACGAAGTCCCAGGTGCCGAGCGATGGATAAACGGCGTCGGCAACCCGTCAGTCGCTTTGCAGCACCGGACGATCAATCTCCGGTTTGACCCGGACGAGTGGCGTTTGCCAGGCTACGGCAATGCGATTGTTCGCCTCGGGCGGAACTACATCTCGCCGCCCGGCTTTCGGGCGTTCCGCATGGGCTGGCATGAAATCCCGGGCACGCGGATCTTGGAGCAATTCGATTCCGAGGATGCAGCGCTCTATGGCGAGCCAAGCATCGATCACATTGTTCCTGTCGGACCGCGGATGATCGCTGCGCCGGGCCTTGATGCTCTGGACGTCGGCGAGCAGCAGATCGAGCTATTGAACCGCGTGGTGAGTGCGCAGGGCTACGAAGCGACGCGAATGGGAGCAGCCAAGCCTGGCGACACGCCGTATATGTGGCAAGGGCTGCGTGTCGGTCCGTTGGTGCCCACGATTCCGGAGGGCTTCGGGGCTGATCTGCACGGGGGGCAGTGGATCTCGCATCGCGTGCGCGAGGTGCACCCCGCAGGATTTGACGGCTTCCAATCCGAGTACCAACTCGAAGCCTTCGAGCAGCGTATGCGCGTGACGCGGCGGGCGCCTTCCTCGACGATAGCTGCGCGCAGCCTTCTGGCGGCAGGGGCTTATCCAGATTCCGTGCTAGGCACTCCGGACGTCCGCCCCGGCGTGCACTTCATCCGCCCCGACGGCAACGCCGAGCAATTCCGCAAAGGAGCCTTCTGATGGACATCTCTCTCCTGCCCATGGCGGGCATCAACAACGTGGCCGAGGACGCAGCGCTCCAGCGCGGCGGTGATGCGCCGAAGCTCTATGTGCGCGACGCGGTCAACGTGGACATCACTGAGTCCGGCCTGCCGCAGCTACGCTCAGGCGTGCGCCCGGTCACAACGGCCGCGTATCGCAACCTGTGGCAGAGCCCGCTCCATGGCGACGTGTTCGGCACCCTGGGCAATCAGTGGGTGCGGGTCGATCCGACCATCTGGACGCATGAGGCGCTCGCCACGATCGGCGAAGGCGACGTGTCGCACGAGGTTCTGAACAACCGGGTTGTCGTGTCTGGTCCGGCCGGGCTCTTCGTCTTCGATGGCAGCAGCGCGCAGCGCCTGACCTTCGACAGCGCGGCGCCGCCGATGGTCGCCGCGCTGGGTGGCGGGTCGCTCGCCGCCGGCACATACGGAGCGGCCGTGGCGTGGCTGCGAGGTGATCTTGAGTCGCAGACTTCCGAGGCGACCTTCGCCGAGGTGGGCGAGGGCGGGCTGCTGCGCGTGGCGTTCCCGCTGTGCATGGATCCGAGCGTTACCGGCGTGCGCCTATACCTGACCCGCCAGGACGGCGGCGAGCTCGCGCGCGCTGGCGACTACCCGGCCAACGCGGATCCGGTGGACGTTCCACTGCTGCCCGAGCTGGGGCGGCCGGCGCAGTTCCGCCACCTGTCGCCGATGCCGGCCGGGGCGTTCTTGCGCTACTGGCACGGCCGGCTGCTGACTGCCCGGCTCAACGTGCTGCGCTGGTCCG